GGTGGGACTTTTCCCTTTGCCAAATCAACAATCATTGTCGACGTAGGTTTTTTATAAGCATTCGGTTTAAAATCTCCCATTATCCTTTAAATAATTTTCTAACTGGTTCATTAGTTTTTCCTGCATTCAATTCAATAACCTGATTATCGAATTTCTTTTGGTTCGCAATCCAGTTCGTTGCATATTTTATAAATCGACCCTGGATAACATTATTTTTGAATTCTAAACCTTCCTGCAAAACAGTTGCTTCAAACATTTCCGAAAACTTGACGAAGTCATTTATTTTCGATTTATATTGCATCATTAATCTTTCAAAATCAGAAGGAAAATTTAACTCATAAAATGCGAGTGCGGTTCCTTCTCTATTCATTGTATTATTAATTGTAATATTCTCATATATAGGATTGACTTTTTCGTCTATACCTATAGACTTTTTTGTCGAGAGGGTATTAATTTTTTTGTCTATACCTATAGACTTTTTAATCAATAGTGTTTCGATGAAAATTTTACGTTTATTTCCCAATTCAGGATAGTGCTCAATTTTCAAATAACCACCATTTTCGAGTTGAGAAATCCACCTCGAAATTGTCATTTTATCGACTTCATACAACACCGAAAAATAATTATTATCAGCCCAGCAAAAACCTTCTTGGTTACACAAAGCCGTGATTTCGCCATACAAAAGCTTCGCATTTGGCTTTAAATTTTTATCATATCGAACATTAGCAGGAATGATGGCATAGAAGTTTGGTTGCATAGCGTTATTTGATTATTTCAGCGTTAAAAACTTATAATTAGCCATTTGTACATTTACAATAGCATTCGAAGCATCTACCATCGCTTTTGCCTTTTTATAGGTTTCTTCATTTGGATTTTCAGCCAGCAAATCAAAAACTGCTTCTAATTTTTCCGTTATTCGTGCCGAAACACCATTAACCTTGATTATTTCAGCCTGATGCACGTGTTCTTTTTTTGATACATCACCAAAATTTCGCTGTTTCAAAAGTTCTTTTGCCACATTTTCATCTTGCGGAACATAACAATTAGCTTCTACTTTTTGATAGAAATCAACAAAACGATCAACAGGCACCTGTATCGTTTTTTTATTCGTCAAAATCATTAAATTCGAGACAACGGTTTTACAGCTTACAAAAGCAAAATCATTGCCATCGTGCTTAAAATTTTTACCCGTTAACAACGCTGTTAGTTTTTCGTTTGGATTCATTTATTTTTTGATTTAATACTATTGTTTTTCTTTTCAACTCAATAAATTCAGGCATTTCCTGAATTATTTTTTCCACTAATTCCGGTTCTTTAACACCTAAAAATCTTTTTACTATCGATGTATCGCATACAGTGTTTCGTAACAAATTTTCTTTTCGGCTTCTCAAAATAAAATTCGAAGGCTCAAAATTCAGTTTATCACCATCCAAAAACTCGACAATCATTCCCTCGGGAATTGGACCAAAATTTTCTTCGTAAATTATTCGATGCTTAAATTCAAAATTAGCGTTATTCGAGCCTTTTCCTTTCAAATGCCTAACTTTCACTTCGATATAACCATCTTTCGAAATCCTTTCCGTACCAATCGGAACGGTATTGTGCGGATCTTGCCCTTTCTTAAATCTCGTTTTTGCCGTTTTCTCAATCATTTCAGGTGTCATATAATCAGCCTGCTTTTTACCTTTATTCCATCCAGGCGATTGATTGGTAAATTGGGTTTTCAATCCAATTTTCGACCCTTTCAACAATCGACCAGATTCAGGACTTTTCATAAAAGCTTCACTTTTTTTTACACCAATACTAGCGGCGTGCTGCTGCAATTTTCCAACGGTTACATTTTCAAACAAATGCAAAATATCGACCGTTCTTTTATCAGGATAATGAATCCTAATCAATTCATTTTCTTCGTCAGTCCATTTTTTACGCATAACCAATAGTTTTTAAAACCGCATTAATTTTACTCTCAAAACCCAAAACAACCTTTTGCATTTGTTCCATTTCCAAAACCACGGTCGGCACGTACATATACGAGATTTGGTATTTTTTACCGATCATTCGTTTATCGTATTCCAGGTATTTAACCAAAAGAAAAACAACCACTTTTTTAGCAATAGCATCCCTGAAACTCACTATTTCAGAAATACTAAATCCAAATTCACTACACACAGCCTGTTCGACTATTTCAGCTTTTTCGGTATCAAAAGTGGTTGGTTTCATTTTTTCACTTTTTTTGGTATTGTTCCAAAGCTTCTTCTTTAGTACCAACTATATTACAAGCAAAATCAAATTTTGCTTTTGAACCATCCACAGCATCAACCGTAATTGATTTAACAGCGTGAGGAATAACTTCACCACTCGGTAACATTGCTTTATGATAGCCATTTTCAGTAAAAACAGTAATAAAACTTTTGCAGAAATTTTTCATAATATCTATTTTTGATTTTCGAAATACTCTTTTACAAAATGATAATCGACAATGTTATTACACGGAATAGTTTTAGCAGACAGGATAACAGTTTCAAAAGGTTTTTCCCGATCTTCTTCCTTCTGTTTTAAAGAAATGAACCGAATAATATTCTCTTTTGCTTCTTCAGCGTCACCCGCCTGCAAGATGTAAAGCTGTTCGTAAGATTCATCACCTTCGTAAGTAATTTCGATTTCAACTTTGTAGAAATCTTTATCATTACCATCATCGCCAATTTCCTCTTCATTTTCACTCATTGGAATAAGATTGCTATATTCCAATTCTCGAATAGCTACCAACGAAAAAGAACCTTTAATTTTTTGCTCCAAAAAATCAGTGATTATTGCCATTGCCATTGTTGCAGAATTAGCATACAAATAGTAATTTCTTTTCTTTTTACCATCCCGAACAGCTACACAATAAACCGAAGTAGAATTTTTTACAACAGTACCAGCTCGTTGCTGATTACTAACCAAAACATCTTTAACATCTCCACTTTGCAAATAAAAATTCAAACTCGAAAGAGTATCAGCATCAAGCAAAACACCTTTATCCAAAATAATTTCGTTCCGATCAATCTGAACAATATTCCCAGTATCTTCATCAACAAAATCCTCCTTCCAGCCTCTTAAAACCCTTTCGGCTAAAAATTTATCTTTCATTTCTTCAATCAAAGAAGTTCTTAAAAGCACTTCAGTAAATTTTGTTTCCATTTTTATATTTGTTTTTAAGATTACTTATTCAGGAAACACTTCGCCACAGTCATTGCATTTCCAAAAATTATACGGATCCGCATGATACGATGTACTAGCATGAAAACATTTTTTGGATGGCTTCTTTTTTATAAAAATTTTCCAAAAATTTTCAAGCATTGCCCAGCAAAACCAAACAATACAAATAGAGAATGCCGCCGCCAAAAGAATCAAAACCAAAAACACAACATCTTTTAAAATCGCTATCATTTTTTTTTGTTTTTATAATTACACATCTTTTCATAATCGCAGCAGGTCCTTTCACTTTTGATAATCGAACAAACGACAATCGTCAAAACAAAAACATCCGAAATTCCCAATACCCATACCGTTATTGCCGAATCCAAAATTGCATTTACTATATCCATTTTCCACATAATTTACAGCGTTCAATCATTTCAAATTCAGGCTCCGGAAAACAAAGTTTCATTCCTTCGCATTTTTGCACTACTTCGTTTATTACCACGATTTCCTTAATTTGCTTCGCCTGTTCGCTATCGCTCGGGTCAGGAGTAGTTTTTATTATTTCAGTCTTCATATCCCATCCTTCTTATTGCAGATGTTAATACCATTACTCTTTTTTGCCCTGTTTGTTCCTGATACCATTCGTCAGCTTTTATTTTTCCTGACAAAATCCAGTTGTTCACTGTTTTTTTATTACCAACAGGAAGCAATTTATTATCAGCGATTTCTTTTAGCGACAACGCCTTTCTTCGCATCAGCCGTTTGCGCAGCATATCTTTGGCGGCTTCATATTCTTTTATTGAAACAATCACTAATCCGTGCGATTTTAACTTTTCTATAAATTCCGATGCGTTGATGTAATTTTCCATTATCTAAAAAGGATTTGAGCTAAAAAATAAATACCAAATAACAATGCTAATCGCATTTGTGGTTTTTGATGTTGAAGGAAGTTTTTCATTTTATTCGCCGATTATTTGTTTAACATAACCCACATTTTTCATAACTTCAGGAACGATGCTTTCAGATTTCCAAAAACTATATAATTGATTTTCTAAAGTCAAAGGATAATAATGCATAACCAAAGCTTTGAAAGAAGTCCAGCTATTAAATCCTTTAGACTTAAACCAAGCCAATAAATAATCACGCTCCATTATTTCGATGGAAGAAGATTGTTCCGAAACTTTAACTTGCACTTGTTGAGATTTTAATCTTATTGGCAAACCATGTATTTCACCACGAAACTGACTAAAGTCATCATATCTATCATAACCAAATAGATTTTTAAAATATTGATTACAATATTTAAAACACGTTTCCTGATTTGAATAAAATTGAAGATTTGCAAAATAAAATTTATAAAACCCAAAAACACTTTGAATTTCACCTTCTACAATAAATTGATGATTTTCAGAAATATTACTCATTTTTAAGTTTTTCAAATACAATTACTACCTTATCTACTATTTCTTTATCCATTAACTGACAATTCCAAAATCTTTTTAATTTAACTATATCTATATCAGGATAATGAAAAACCATCACCCCTTTTAAAGCATCAAAAGATTTGAAACCCATTCCAAAAAATTCACGTAAAATCTCGGAACATTTATAAAATGTATCAAATCGATTTATCGTTTCATTTTCCCTAATTGTGAGTTTTGGTACTGTTTTTGTATCTTTGTTATTCATAATAAAAACATATATATGTTTACTAATACAAATATATGTAATATTACTCATTTAAACATTAAAAAATAAGAAATATTTCTTATTACAAACACCAAAAAACCCTAAATAACTGATTATGAATGCTTTTGAATTAAGAGAAAAAAGAATAAAATTAGATTTAACACAGGCAGAATTAGCAAAAATGGCTGGAGTTTCGACAAAAACTATTGCTAATTACGAAAAAGGAGAGGTAATTCCAGAAACAAAAATGGAATTATTACATAATTTATTAAACAAAAAAGAAGAATTATTACTCAATGAACCAAGTTCATTTTACGGAGAAGAAAAAAATATTATCGAAAATCTTAAGTTAGAAATTTCATTAAAAGACAAAATAATCAAACTTCAAGAAGAAAAAATTGAACTAATTTTAAAATCTGAAAATAAAGAAGAAAAATAATTATATTTGGTAAAAAATATACGTTATGGCAGATTTTTTATTAGGTTTAGTATTTTTTATAGGACTAATAATTATCATCACTGTTTTAAGTTCTAAAAAAAATAATAAAGAAACTTCATTTGAAAATAGTAACCAAAAAAACAACACAAACACAAGTAATTGTTATGTGAAAAATGAGGTTTTCAACTTTGAATTAAAAGGAATATTTTACAATGATTATAAACGAACAGGGGATTTTTTAGGCTTTGCTAAAAACACTTATAATTCACATGATAAATATTCAGTTGGAATTTTTATCAACAATAAACTAGCAGGATATCCGCCAAAAGGCAACTACAGACTTCACAATACCATAAATCAAATTCATAACAATAATCTTTTATGCTGGGGAAATATACATTATGATGAATTTAGAAATCAATATTCTGGAACGGTCAACATTCCGATAGGCTTTACTATGGAAGAATTAGAAAAAACAGAAACTGCATTACAACTAATATTCGAACAAGATATTTTATCCAAAAAAGAAAATAAATCAATTGAAGATTTTTTTAAACTACTAAATAACGACAGTAAAATATATGAATTAATCACTAATGAAAAAATACTTAAAACAATCAACTACTACTTCAACAAAAACATAATTCCACAATTATCAAAAAGATTAGAACAAGAAAAAGACTGGGAGAATTTAATTAAATTAGAAAATTATAAATTAGCAATAAACGATTTATCAGAAAATTTTAAAAATTCGACTTTAAAAAGAATAGAAAAAGCAAAATCTATTTCAAACACTCAAACGGACTAATAATTTCAAAAAGTGCCAAATCCCGCACTTTTTCAGGGTATTTGTCTTTATAGAAATTATCCACTTCATCCCGTTCGTGCCCCATTAGTTCACGGGTAATATCAGACTCAATCATTAGCTTTTTAGCACGGTTCCCAAAGCTATGGCGTGCCACTTTCACAGCAATATTGCCACCATCAGGCAAAACTTCAATTTGTTCATTTTCCTGCACCGTTTGCAAAGCACGCTGGTACGAACGCCTGAAAGTTTCGTATGATTTCCTTTCTTTCTCCCAAGGAAAAAGCCATTCGGTGCCACCCACTCTATATTTATCAATTATTTTTTGCGCCAAAGGATGCACTTTCAAATCAATTCGGGTTCCGGTACTGGTTTTGGTCCGCTCAAAAACTACACGCCCTTTGCGAACTTGTCGCTCCTTGAGATAATAAACATCCGTGAGATCGCAACCCCCAAAATAAAACTGAAGTAAAAATAAATCTACATATTTCTGTTTGGCCGTCAGCATATTCAACGCTTCCAGTTTCGAAATACTTTCACGGTCTAGGTATTTTTTACGGCTATCATAACTTTTGGTTTTCAAGCCGTCAAACACACGGTTAAAAGGTTTTTGATCACTCAAACGGTGCATCAGGATTCCTTTATTATAAATAGCCCGCAAAGTGCGCAAGTAAAGATGTATCGTACTTTTAGAATTCCCAATACTCAAATTATAATTCTTAAACGAAATCAGGGTTTCATAGTTCAGGTTCTGCAAACTCACAGAACGTGCAAAATTTTCAAATTGCGCAATTACGTTTTCATACACTTTTACATTTCCAAGAATTTTATTAGACCCCTTGGCATCGGAATTTTTCATTTTGGCCGCCAAATCTTTCATTTCTTCAACCAATTTTTTAGCATAATCAATATACCCAATTTGCGAAAAATCAATAGCAAAAAGTTCATCAAAAGCCTGATTCACATCCTTACACTGGTTCAGTATGATTTTCCGAGCCTTGATTTTAATGTTCATTAAAATAGGTGCTAAAATATCATAATCCGGATGCTTTTCAGAAATCGTTTTTCCATCAACAATAAAATGCTTTTCTTTACACATACCCAAAGTTTTGGTTTTCCTTTTGTTTTGATGCGCAATTTCAACTAATAAAGGATAACCTTCAGTAGTTTCTTTTCGAGATTTCATAAGCTTAACTTCAATTTTCATATTCGTGATTTGTTCGTGAAAATGTCGTAAAAAGTGGTGTTTTGTCGTGGTAAATATAGAAATAAAAAAGCAGTAAAAACAAAAAACCCACTGAAATCAGTGGGTTTGTCTGTGAACGCAGAAGGATTCGAACCTTCGACCGCCTGCTTAGAAGGCGTTTTAGTTTAACAAACAAGTTCTTATTTAACATAACTTAACAACAAATTTCATTTAAAAAATAGTGATTTGTACGTGATTTAAACAAAAAAAAGCAGCTCATTTCTGAACTGCTTTTAAATAATGTTTTAGGGTTTCTCTATTTTTTCTTTTCAATTTTCATTGTTTTGCTTTCGCCGCATTCATCAAATTGAATGGCAGTAAATTCTTTTTTTCCAAGGAAACGAGTTTTGATTCCAAGAAACTTCCATTCTCTACGTTGCCAGTAAGCAACTCCATCTGACTTATTTTTAAATTCCCTATCATTAACAATAACTTTTAATTTTTGTCCATCAAAAGAAACGGTTCCATTTACTTTTAAACATTTTGTCGAATCGGTCCAGGACTGTTCTTTTGGAATTGAATTTTTAATAGCATCTACAATTCCAGTAACATCAGTTTCTTGCTTATCTGTATTTTTATAACGGTAAGCATTGGAAACAATACTTTCAATTCTACTTTCTTTTATTCCTGCATCTGCCAGCTTGTTTTTTAAATCCGAATTCTCATATTGCAAATAGTCTTTTATTTCATTTACGGTTAGAATTTGGCTCGTAAAACGCAAACTATCTGCTTTTCTTTGTTGTGAAGCATTTTCAGTTTGACGTTCATTTTCTTTTTTCTGAAATTCATAATCTTTATAAAACCAAACAACAGCTATTATTAAAATAGATGCTCCGATTAGTTTTATATTTTTCAAAATAATTGATAGATTTATCATTAGATTAGTTTTTCGTAACGTTCTACAATTTCAGCAATTTTTGAAGCCAAAGTAATTTTATTTTTTTGGTATTGATGCAAATCATTTGGATTTGAAATAAAACATAATTCCAACAAAGCAACAGTCCCTTGTTCGCGCATTAAGCCAAGACTACCTCGATGGCTTTCAGCTTCTGTTTTTACGCCTCGGTTTTTAATTGATAAAGTGTTTGCGCAACATTCAACTAATTCTTTGGCAAAAGATTTATCTAACCTATCAGAATCATTTCCGATTAAAACAGTCGTTCCAGTTGCAGTAGAAGAAGCTGCTGCGTCAAAATGAAATTCGAGCACTACCGAACCGCTTCCTGTTTTAATTCTATCTAGATAAGTTCCTAATCGTTCATCATCTTTATCAGTGATTACTTCTAATTTTTTCAAACGTAGAATTGCAACTAATAAATTACGAAATTCTACTGCCAAATCGGCTTCGTGAAATCCATTTGCTACGGCTCCTGGATCTGGTTTACTTCCTTTTGGATTGTGTCCTGCTGATATAAAAATCATAATTATTTATTTATTTCGTTTTCAATATTTTTATAAAATCCAATCATTTTTTTTATTCTTTGCCAAAGATTAAAACCGCATTTCGGTAAGTTTTCGTGAAAAATTGAAAAACCTTCTATCAAGCAAAAAAGAAATAATGAAGCTGTTGCTAATTCAAATTCAGCATCTGAAATTCTATCGTATTTAAAATTTTTAATAAATAATACGGTTTGAATTTTTATCAAAAGAAGTGGCACTGCTAAATAAACCATTGCTTTTACTCCCATTTTTTTGGCTTTATCGCTCGAAAACCCTTCTCCGTTTCCAAAAAACCAGCTTTCTTTTGGATCGCTTTTTTTCCAAACAAAATAAGAAGCAAACAATCCCGTAATTAAATCACCTAAAAAAAAGTAGAATAAAATCCATCCCATGGATTCGAAATCAACAACCAAAGAAACTGCTGCAACCGCTGGAACTGCAGTTAATAATAATATTGGTTTTTTAAAAAAAAGTGCCAGCAAAGTAAATTTTGGCATAGCAAAAGACAATAATTCGTTCATTTGTTTTTGTTTTAAACTCACATCAAATGAACGATGTGAGTATTTGTAATTACTCTTGTTTTATTCCTGAAAAGAAAACAGCAGGAAAATAAGTTGAAGCAACAATAATGGCCACATCCCAAGCTGTTCCAAAATTTACTTTTGTCGTGAATAAGCTAAAATCAAATTCAAGTGTTTCTTGTAAATGCTGAATCATTGGATTAACTCCCTGCCAAACCAAGTCTAATAATGCTGTACCTAGAGTGATAATAAATCCAAGCATAAATTCTTTGAAATTGATGTTTTTGAAATTTGAAAATTGATTTTCCATAGTTGTTTATTTTTTTAAAATTTTGATTAAAGCTTCGATCAACTTTTGAAAGAAGTTTTTCTTTTTTATTGTTACTGGTTTGGGTTGTTCTACTGGTATTTCGAATTTTGGAACACTTAATAAAACTTCTTTTGGTTTCATATCAGATTGCATAATTGGGAATGTTTCCCCAATTGTGTAATCTTTTGTTCCTGATGCTACAATACTTTCTTGAGCATTACAAATACTAATTGTTAGTATTATTAATATTAGTTTTTTCATCTTTTTTTAAAGTATAATATCCTCGATAAACTTCCCAAGTTCTACCTTTGTAATCTGTTTTGTAAATAATTAATGATTTCATTATTTTATCTAACCGATTGTATAAATGCAGCCATATTTTTAGCCAAAGACAGATAGCTATTATTTGGATGAATAGTATCATTTTGAATTATTTTAGAATCTAATTCAGATACTTGCGTTAAGGTAGTCCAAGCGTTATCTGTTGAAATATTGCCAAAACACTTATCTTCTATAGAAATACACAAATCAATCAAATAAATGTTTTCAGCAGTTCGTAAATCATAATCTTCAATTAATTTAGTTTTTAATTTTGCCATAGTAGCATTTCTTTGAGCTACTAATTCTACACCATTTTTTCCGTAGGAAATAGGAGGAATACATATCGCTATTTTTACAGCAGAATTATCGGATTTTGCAGAAGCAATAAGAGTGTCTAATGATATTTTATAGTTGGCATACGTTGCTTCAAACCCAAAATAATCAGAACCAAAATCATTGATTCCAAGCATAACACTAACTAAATTTAATGCTGGAATATCCCATACACTTCTGTATTTAGCTATATTAAAAGAAAAGTCAGCATTTACTACTGTAGAATCTACCCAAGCTGTACCATTCCATTCTTGAAACTTTGACAAAGCATAATTGTACATTAAATCTCCAACTGCCATAGGAAATGCAACTGTACCAGTTCTTAATCCTGTAGAAGCACTAAAACCAAATTTAGTAGCAGTTTCAATGTTTGCGTAAACATTACCTACAACTACATCTTTCCAAAATCTAGTACAGCCATAATAATTCTTACCAGCAACGTGTAAAAAAGGAGAGAATCCTGCAAATTGACTAGGAGAATAAATTGTGTTCATAAAGCCACCTTGCGAAGATGTGCTAGAGTATAATTTCCAGCCTGATAAGCCTTCGTTATAATCTCCTCCTCCATTGGCTGAATGTCCTCTTTTAGTCCCTACAGATGATACATTAGGACAAAAATAGGCGTTACCTGTAGTTTGAACTTCTTTAATCCAATAAGCAGGTGCTGTATAACTATCCCCAATTGGTAGCCATTTGAAAGCTCCGTTATCTGTCACTAAAGAAGCAACTTTCATTTCTATTGTTTTTCTATCAATTAGTTTAAAACCTTCGTTTTTCAACAACAACTCTTCCGTAAAATTCGCTGTTTTTGTAAATTTTATACCATCTTTATAATTAGTAGAAGTTTTAGGAGTTAAATAGTTTTTTCCTTCTTGGTAATTTTCTACCAGTTGCTCCTTATTTATATAAGTTGCTAGTCCGTTTAAAAAATAAAAAACAGATGGTATTTTTATTTTTTGTCTAACAGTCGGTATTTCGTCTTTAAAACTTTCAGCAGAAACTTCTTTTTTCAATATTAAATTACCTGTGTAAACATCACTTTCTGTAGTAAAATCTTCTATAAGCCAAAAACCTTTTAATTGATCTCTATTAAACTCAACTCTGCAATAATAACAATCTGAACTAGTTTTGAAATATTCAAAATAAATTTTAGTAGTTTTTCTTAAAAATATTCCATTAGATCCAAATTCATATACAGTTGTGTTGAAGGCGTTATTAGGTAATCTACACAATTTATTAGGTGTAACTTTAAAAGCAGCAGTAGTGAAACCAAACCAAGAAGGGCTAGTTCCAGGAACAGTATCAATATTAGCCAAAGCTCCTCCAGAGTTATTAGTTCTGTCAACGCCTTTAGAAACGTCAACTAAATTCCCATGAATACGGAATAATACATCAAAATCAGTATCTTTTTTAACAAAATTAGTTGTGTATATATCTTTTATTTTTTTTGAAAAAGGAACATAAGCTGATGCTATAGCACCAATTTCTATCATTGGTAAAGCTGTTGTATCATTTCTAAAACTAAAAATCACAAAAGCATCATATCCAAGAGAATTTGTGAAAGAATAAGGAGTTGTGTTGTTATTCGGAAATCCGCCTACAACTGTACCTGGAATTAAAACACCTAAAGAAGTAAATAAGGCGTGACTAGTTTGCCACATATTAACATTTGAAATTGTTAATGTTTGCCCATTTTTAATAAGCATTAAGCCTGTATTTCCAAAATTAAAAGCATTTGCAGTCAAAACTCCTGATGAATTAATATGCTCACCTAAACGTTTTTTTAATGGGTCAAAAATATTTATGCTTCCTAATTCTAAAGATTGTGAAAATTCTAAATTATAAGCGGGTAATCTTTCTATCCATTTGCTAGAAATACTAGGAACATCACCTGCAACTGTAGCGGCATTACAAACCCAATCTTTACCTAAATGATTTACTTGAGAGTTTGATAAATAAGAGGAAGCAGTCCACGGATTGATTTTCACAAGCCTTACACTATTAGCACTAGAAGGTTTATCAGTAGATGTAGAATTTACAGCATCAATAATATCTGTTTTTTGCACATACCCTGTTAACTCAATTTCGGTTAAACTAACAAAATACTCACCGTTAATCCTTCGCAAAGTTCCAATGTTGTTTTCAGGAATCACAACTCCGCCCCAATTGGCATAAGTACCCGCTCCAGCACCTATGGAATGAATATTTCCAGTTGACGGCAAAGTACCGTTAGGATCGCCAATAGGAGTACTACCTACTAATGTATTTAGTAATTTTTCGTCAGTTTCGAATTTTGAATAATAAGGTGTTGACATAACTATAAGTTGTTAAAGTGTTCGTAGTTGAATTCTAAAACATCATTGTTTGCAAGAGTTTTAAGAATTTCGATTTGATTTGGTATAATAAGTGTGTATTCTGAAGAATTAAAAATCTTAACTCCATTTATATAAATCGCAATAAGATTTATTGGAACAAAAGGAAGCGTGAAAATTTTAGAATCGCCAGTTAGCCAAGTGAATGAACTTGTAAAATTACTTACATTAGCCCCTAATGTTTGAATGCCGTCGTTGTCATAAAAAACAAGACTTTTATCAATAATCAATTCATCCCTGGTACCTACTACTGGTGCTGTTGGATCTCCAAAATCACTATCAGAAACAATAAAAAAAGTAGCATATATTCCTGAATTAGGCAAAGGCGGCGTTTGAGGAATTGAAGTTGATTCTTCGCCTTCAATCAAATCAAATCCGCTTTCTTCATTTGGAACAATAAAAACATATCTTGATTTACCTGCTGCGCTATATGCAATTTCATTGATTTCAAAATCAGCATCATTCACAAATGTTTGATTGTTGATAATCCACTCCCAATTAGCATATATCGTAATTGAGCCATCAACAACTTCAGAAAAACCTGTTTGCGCTTCAATTCGATCTATTCTCGCCAATTGGTTTACTATCTCAAAAAGTTCTTCGAAATTAGCATTGATTTTTTGCCCAGCAACTCTAGCTGAATCCCCGGTTTGATTATTGGGTGCCGAACCTAAATTTATTGTTTCCATTATACTTCTTCGTCAAAGGTTCGTGTTGTATCATCAAAAAATATTTCCGTACTATCGAAAGTAAATACCGGTTTAGGCATCACCACTATAGGATCATTCACGCTAGGCTGTGAACTATTACCAATACCTATTCTTTTTACATCTTGATCCATTTATTATTAAGATTTATTATCTAATCTTGATTTCACTTCTACAGGAACACCTGTTAAATTACCTATCGATAACGAACTTGTGATAGCTGTTTGAATTTTGAAACTAGCTTCAGAAACGTATTGATCTCTAAAATCGGGTCCGCCACCAATTTGCGGACGTGCCGCCTTTGCATTTATCATTAAAATTAAAGTGACAAATATTTGATCCGTTGAAACAATGTTAAAAACCAAAGGACCCGTTTCTTTGACCTCTTTTTTCAAATGATAACTCGCTTTACATTCTACTTTTTTAACCAAATTCACTCCATTTTTTTCTAAAACAAAATCGGTTATCGTTGAAGAATTTTTCTCAAAACTCCCGCCTTTTGCCGGACTATGATCTGCCAAAATAAAATACTCGCCCGTAACATTCAAAACCGTATTAGGCGGTAAATTTGGATTTACATTTACTTTGTATTTTTTTCTTAAAATTCTAGGCACAAAAAGCAAACTCCCCATCGCCGCACTTCCTGGTTCGTAAAATTCTTCGACTAAATCCAAGGTGATTGTATAATTTTTTACACGGGTGATGTTTATCGTGTCAAATGCGGTGGCACCTGAATTGTCTGTTACTTCGATTTTGTAGGTATAAAAATCGCCAGTCAAATTGGTTAAATTAGCTGCCAACTGATTTGGAGTATCCAAACTATCACCAGGATCGCCTGTAATTTTTGTCCAGTTTTGCGAAGCAATAAATCCATCAGGATCATAAGCCGTTGCCGAAATTGAAGCCGTAGTATCAAACTCGCCAATAAATATATCATTAGCCGCAACGACTATTGGCGAAATATTTTGACCTACAACTACTCCAGCAGAATCTTGATATACAGCACGTGCCAAAACTAGTGTTGACGTATTTTCATCTAAATTCCACGAGCAATTTAAAACCGTAAAATTCTTTAGGAACTGATATTTGAATTGAATTACATCGTTGAATTTTATCGCATTTTTTGCCGTTACATCAATTTTTTCGTGCGCAGCATTAAACATTCTACGATAGATATTTGCCACCGTTTTTGTATAACTATTTTTTTCGATTTTATAAAAAGCATCCGTCCATTGTGTCCAATTTGATCTATCTTGTGTAAAATCATCAACGGCATATTTGCGAACAAAAAAACTTCCAGTACTAATAGGGCTTTCGGTTTGAATTACCATTTCTTCGCCATTTTGGAAATTAAAAACAACATCTAGGATATTGATTAAATTTCCTAAATAATACACCTGGTACCTGTTTTTATTAATTAAATCAGCACCCGAAAGACTAACAACTGAATAGTATTTTCCGTTCAAAATAGTTCCATACAACACAATCACTTCGATTTCGTTATAGAAAGCCGTTTCTTCTTTTAGTTTAGCCAATCGGAAACTATTAGAAAAACCCGATTGATCATCGCCATAAACAAGTTCAACATCTTTATCAATCGTGAAATCACCGTTAATTAAATCGGTTTCAATAATTTCATCTACAAAATCGATAACTTTCACCTCCAGGGAACTAATTTGAATTCCAAGACAATTGTTAACCGAAGTTCTTCCTGTTGGCCGATAAATTCTAATATCAAAAAGTCCGCTATTATCAAAAATGTGATCTATTTTTATTTCGGCTTTACCGCTATCATCAAAATTCAACACTTCACGATCTTCGACCAAACCACCAAAATTGCTGTACAAAACAATTCCGTTTTGCAAGATTTCGTATTTAAAAACATTGCCGTTAGCTGAATTATTCGTATTTATTTTTACTATCAAAAAATCAATAGCAATACTTATTTTTTGATTTTGTTCGAAAAATATTTTTTTGCGTAACGAAATGAATTTCGTATCATCTTGCGCCCAATCAGTGGCATTATTGTTGTCAAAATAAAATTGATTATAAGCCACGACACCGTAATTTGGAGCCAAACATTTAGCGTAATAATCCCCGTTTGCCATCCATTGCGAAGCTTCGATTATTCCTAAAATACCATTAACAATCGCCCAGCCATCGTTAGTTTCAGCACTGGCTGTTTTCGGGATAGATGGGGCTGTTTTTTTATAATTTACCACCACTTCGTTATAAGGCGGAATTATTGTAACATTAGGCGTTACCAAAGGCGTGATTTGCTTAATAACCTTATCTACAACTACCAATCCCAAAGCATTTCCTAACGAATCATAAGTTTTGTAAGTTACTTTTTGAGTTTGACGAATATTAATTCCCTCGATATACCAGCGGCTATCGCACTGAAAACAAATACATAAAGTATCCGCTAAAAGTGATTCAAAAATTTTGTAAGCGTCTTTTTGTTTTTTACCATCGAGAAAAGCTTCAGTATCGATGTAGATTTTATTCCAATCTTTTTCGATGGCATTTTCGATGGCTGGAGAAAAATACAAATCCAAATTCAATCCTGTTAATCGCAGGATTTGACAAAAAATGTCAATTATAGACTTCTCACGGCTGTAATATTCCGCAGGAAGGTATTTTCCTTTCAAACGACCTAATCCATCGCTAGCACCAAACGAAACGAAAAAATTAACCGCTTTGTAAGGCTCGTTATATAAATCAGGTAAAATGTAACCCTGCCAAATAATTTCGTTTGTCACACTATCTTTGACCAAAGTTTTAAAACGATGTTCATCACCAGTAAAGAAATCGATAAAAGCCGCATCATCATCATTGACCGTTAGCATATCAAACGAAAGATCACTACCAATAATGGATTTTTCGTCTTTCGCATCGGATCCTGACCATTTCAGGACAATTCCTTTGGACGATGCACTTTTAGGTACAATTTGAACCAAAGGCGAAAGCGTGTCGATTATGTCGATAAAATAACTCATTAGCTTAATCGATTGTTACGTTTATTGGCACGATCAAAAACAACTATTAAATCCTGTCCTGAAATTCGTATGTCTGGAATTATAGTTGAAGAATCACCACCGCTATTCATCGCACCCCAAATTCTTTTTTGCTGATCGGTATTCGAAATCATTTCAGCCGAATTTACACGAGCCATAATTTTATCACCGTAGTAAGATTGACCGCCAACGATACCACCATTTGCGAAAGCCTGTGTTTTTGGCCCCGCCGAAAATTTACTCTGAACAATAGACCCCAAAGCTACCAATGCAATTCCAGCCGCAATACCCACCGCAGGATGCGCAAATAATTTTTTAAAAGCCTCCGCAGCTATCGCAGTCTGAATCAATGATTTCCCTAAATCTTTCATAAAAGCCCCAACCAAACCCAACATACCTTTCATCGCATCACCCATAGACATTGCGCCAGAAACAATACCTCCAATAGCCTCTCCAAAACCAACCGCCGCATTAACAGCCAATCCTTGTATAGCCTGATTAACCATATCTGTTAAATTCAACATAGTTCCATTAATAGAATCCGCAACAGCTTGCAAACCGCCAGCTTTAGATTGCATTTCAGTAACTAAATTCTCAAAACCACCTGAAATTTCTATTAATGATGCTGGATCAAATTGTAAGGCTTTTTCAAATTCGACTTGTTTTATAGCATCTTCGGCTAATTTTACCTGTTGAGCGGTTGTAGCTACTTCGGTTTGAAATTCCCTTAATTTGGCAATTTGCGCATCATAAGCCGCCGCACTATTGCCACCAACTGAACTATTTATTGTAATATCGATAGGTTCAAGATTAGCTTTTTTTACTTTTTCTATTCCTTCAGCAACTCCTGACAAAGCATCAGTTACTGCATCAGTTTTCAAAGCTTCATTTTCTAAAAGCTTACCTGTTTTTGACGCATAAATTTCTTTAGCATTTAATAAAGATTGGTCTGATTTTACAGCATCGGCTGTGAATTTTTTAATTTCTTCACTTACATTTTTATACTCTAATTTTGCAGACGTTAAAGCAGCTGTCAATCTTCCGTAAGCATAAGCCCCGCCATTTACATCATTAGGATTTGTACTCGCATCAATTCCAGCCGCTTTTAAGGCTTTTTGCGCTTGCTTAATTTTTTCGATTGCAGCGGTTTTTTTGTCCTGCAATTCGATTTCAGTTGAAATTCGCTCATTTGCATTTTCTTGCAATTTATTGTCGATAGCCATTGCACGGGCTTTATTAAAAATAGCCTGTCTTAATTCATCATAAGAAGTTTTTGCAGTTCCATTTTTAATAGATTCGTCGTCAAGGTTTTTAAAATAAGCAGGATACATTTCCTGTATTTTTTCACGTGCTTCACGAGTTTCGGTAATAGATCCTTTTACATTGGTAGCTGCTGCGAAAAGCTTATCCAAAGCACCTACTTCGGTTGCAGCGTTTTTATTGCCTTGAGCCACAGCTTCATTTAATTGTTGCTGACTAGAAACTACTTTTTGAGTATTTGAATACCATCCGTACAAAGCCAAGCCAATAGCCACGATGGCAGCCCCTAAAGCTATGTAAGGATTAGCGACTATAACTGTCTTTAACGCTAAAAAAGAATCTTTTAAAGCATTGAATTTTGTGATCAAATTTGGAACAAAAGTTAACATCGAACCAAAAACAGTCAACAAAGGACCAGTAGCCGCAACAACAGCCGCAACAATTACAATAGTTTCTTTCGTTCCTTCGGACAAGTTTCCAAAAGATTTAATCAACTCGTTTACATAACGAATCGCTTTTGTAAAAGCAGGTATCATAACCGAACCAAATTGTTGAGCCACTTGTTTTAACGATTCCTGAAAGATTCTCATTTGATTGGCAGCTCCACCACCGGTACGGATAAAATCACCTTGAGAATTCTTGGTAACCGACATAATATAAGCATAGCGAAGATTTACTTTCGATGCTTGATCCATATCCGCAATTTTAGTTTTAATACCTTTTGAGAAAGCGAAGTTTTGCAGATTCGCTTCGGTCATTACGATACCTAGTTTTTTCAAACTTTCGGTTTCGCCTGTGAAAATTCCGTTCAAAGCGGTGTTGGCAATATCAATCGATATATTTTTAAAGGAAGATAAATCACCCGCTAATCCTACTAAAGTAGTGGACATTTTAGCAGCTTTATCTTGTGAGATCCCTAAAGAAGTTCCCATATCACCAAAAGCAGAAGCCATATTGAGAGCCGTTCCTTCGGCTATACCAAAACTTTCAAGGGATGTTTTAGCGAATTCCTTGACACTAGCTGACGATTTATCAAAAGCCACATCGACTTTATTCATGGATTCGTCATAATCCGAAGCAAATTTTATGGCAGCTGCTCCAGCACCAACAATAGGAGCCGTGAGATACAACGACATTCCTTTTCCCAAAGCCGACATCTGATTTCCGAACGCACCAATTCTACGCATAGAGTTTTGCATCTCGGTTGAGAAACCTCGCAAATCCGCTTGAAACTTAATGTTAATCGTGGCTAATCCCATAAAAAAACTACCTTTAAATATTGGTTTAAAAGTAGTTTCAAGGCATTACTTAAATGGTTACATTATGTAACTTTATTACAAGAAAAAGCCAGTCGTTCAACTGGCTTTCCCTCTCAAAAACAATAAAAAAATAACCAACACACTATGCTTTTCCTGCTTTTTTTTCATCCCATCGGGCGAAGAAAGCTTCACTTGATTTTTGACCTTCTAACATTCGAATTTCTTCTTCTTCAGTTAGTTCTTTGATTTTTTCTTCTTCCCAAGAAAATAATGTTATATCCGTTTCTTTAATTTCTTTTGTTAAAGGGGGTTGCATTGCTGCCCACATTATTTTTCGCATAATTATCAATCTTTCACGAGATAAGAAATCTTGTTTTTGAGCAAAACCCTTTTCGATGTTTGAAAACTGCCTTTGGGTTAAGGAGTAGAAATAATTGATTTCTAATCCTATGTGACCGCAAGCGTATTGTTCTAGCTGATCCCAGGTTAAAGGTTTGTGCTTTTCGCCCGGGGTTTCGACTTTTTTTCAGCTTCGTCATTTTCGGCTTGAGGCATAGATGCTGCAAAACCATTTATCAATTGTGTCATTACGGCTTGAAATTGAGCCATATCCAAGGTTCTAATTTCACGAGCGGTTAAGAACTCGGTATTATCAGCGTGTCCAGCAATCATTGCTTCGACAATTTCGGACATGGTTTTTAAATCTTTGAGCGAAGTTTTTCCTTCTTCAAAATTTAACAGGATTTGAAATCGCTCGTTTACTTCTTCTAAAGTATCAAGATTCCAAAGTTCGCCCAAATTCATAAAAACTTCCAAGCCATATCCTAGCTTGAAAGTTTTTTCGTTTACTTGTATTTCAACAGCTCTACTCATTAGACAACATCTTTTTCAAGATTACCGTTACCTTTGAACGAAATAGATACTTTTACAGAAGTACCCGTTTCAGCCCCTAAATCGTAGTTATCGATAAAAGCTTTACCCGTGTAAATGAAATCACCCGTAACATCGGTTGTGAACTCGACATCGATTTCAGTCCCTGCTAATTGTGCATCCAACAAAGTATCCGCTGTTACATGCGTTGTATCACCCGAAGGCAAATTAGACAATAATGCTTCGGTGCTTCCTGAATAGGAATACCCGGAAGGAATCGACACCGTTCCATCGGTATCTTTGGTTGCAATTTCTTCCAATTTAGAAGAAACTGTTAGTTTGCAATTTGTTGCATGAAGCAACATCTTTGAATCAAATTTGAAACGAAGAAATTTTCCGTTGTAAATAGCTGATGCCATAGTATTTTATTTTAAAAGTTTATAATTGTGTAACCGAAATTTCACTTGAAAAAGCAGAATAAGCACCCGTTACATCTTTTGCTCTTACCTTCCAAAGACTTGTAGTTCCCGAAGCCAATCCTTGTAACAATCTTCCTGATGAATTTCCAAAATCATAGTTGAAATACACGTTGTCTTTGTAGAATTCGTAACGCTCAATGTTTTCATTCAATAAGCCACCGTTAAAAGTTGACCCTGTGAATGTTAGTAAAAATTGAGAAGCCTGAATATTACTCGCCACCAAATTAGAAGGCGTTGTAGGTGGATTTCCGTCCAAAACCACATTTACCACATTCAGAGTTCCAGTTCCACCCGCATTGGTCGCTGATACTGTCATATTCAAAGTTCCAGTGGTAGGCGTTCCTGAAATCAATCCCGTTGATGTGTTAATTGATAAACCACTAGGTAATCCAGTTGCAGCAAACGAAGTAGGCGAATTAGTAGCTGTAATTTGATATGTAAACGGAACACCGCTAAAAACATAAACAGGTGTACCTGAAGTTATAAACGGAGCCGATGGAGGCGTGCCTATATTTTTAACCAAATTCCCGTTTCCTTTGAACGAAATTGAAACTTTAACAGAACTACCCGTTTCAGCACCTAAATCATAATTGTCGATGTATGCTTTACCCGTGTAGATAAAGTCACCTGTTAAACTGGTTGAGAATTCGACATCGATTTCCGTTCCTGCTAATTGCGCATCCAACAAAGTATCGGCCGTGCAATGCGTACTACTAGTTCCTGATGGCAAATTTGCCAACAATGCTTCGGTGCTTCCCGAATAGGAATATCCCGAAGGAATCGAAACGGTTCCATCAGTATCTTTAGTTGCAATTTCTTCTAGTTTAGAAGAAACTGTCAACTTGCAATTGGTAGAGTGAATTAATTTTTTATCTCCAAATTTGAAGCGCAAAAATTTTCCGTTGTAAATAGCTGATGCCATATTTTCTTAAATTATATTAAAATTAATCACCCCGGAAAACGTTTCCGTTTCCTCATTGTATTCGATTGATGATGATTTTACTATGTATTTTTCATCTATTTTTTGTTCGATAGCATCGGTAAACTCGCAACACTGATCGTACTGTTCTATTGAAAACCAAAAATCGAGCGTTATTGTTATTTGGCTCTGGTCTTTGGTTTCAGGTGTTTTTTCGCTTAACACATAAGTAGCAAAAGGAAAAGGCGTACCCAAACTAGCCACTATTGGAAAAAGCAATAATTTACTTTCGCCATCGATTTCACGTTGCATTACTGATGTGAATTCAGTTAATGAAGCAAGGAAATTTCTAGTTTGAACAGATAAATCTTTAAACATTTGTACTTAATTTATTGATTCTACGCTGGATAAAAGCGGTTATTTTCTTTTCGGCATCGGCTGTAACTTGCGAATTAGTTACATCGTTTGCTTTTTTCATAAAAGGATTTCCAGTTGATCTACCTATTGCAGCAGCATTATTCGCTCCCCTGGTTCTTTTTCGCTTGAATCCTTTTCGATAGCTATTTACACCATCGTGAACAAAATGACCGTACCAACCATTGAAAACACCTTTCGCACGTGGACCAACTAAAACGGTTGGATTTTCCTGCTTACCAGTTATTGTACCGATTGACTTTTTAAGCGTTCCTGGTTGAATCAACTTACCTCTAGCTTTGTGCGGTTTTTTAGAATCTTTTACAAAACTTTGCGCCGCCAAAATAGACGGTTTAGCCACTTGACGCAGAATCAATAAGATTTCTCTTTTTTTGTCTTTGTCGTTGGACAGGAGTTTTAATTTTTCCTGCAATTCTCTAAAACCTTCGATTTCTACTAACGGCCTACTCATACGATTTCACTCTAATTTCGAGATGGGAATTTCTTCCAATTTCGATAATGTGTAAAATTTCAAATCTTAACGAACCATCTTTCAAAATCAAAGCGGTTCCGTTTTGTTTTATCAAAGGATTAAATCGAACAGTATAAGTTCGAGATACCAAATGTTTTACTTTTCCATCTACTTCTTCGCCACCGGAAACATCTTTCATACACGCCCAAGGTTCTGCAATTACAGTTTCAGCCGAAACTTCAGCACCTGTTGTGGTTTGTGTTTTGGTTAGTTTTACCAACTGAATCACACGATCCATTTGACCGATGTAAGGTTTTTTTTCCATAGCTAGAATTTTCGGTAAGGACGAAGCAAACTGTTTGATTTTAGGTTTTCGTTTTGGTTTCTGTCTTCTCGAATTTCGTAGAAATCGGCTAAACGAAGCTTGATTGCCTGAATGATTGGAGTTGGACAATTCACCACACTAAAACCTTGTTTTACTGTGATTATTACAGCATCAGGACGTTCAGCGGTTGCAGGTTTGGAAAGAAACTTAATATCGAAACACTCGATAATATTTGACTTTCTTAACTGATATTGCGATTCATCCAAAAGCGTTTTTTCAGTCGCTCCAGGTTCGTAATATTCAATCTTGGTGATAACATCATTCTCATAATTGCGCTGAAATGTTTCCTTATCGGAAAAACTATCGCATTCCATAATAAAATTACATTCAGCAATAGAACGATTGATATAATCCTGACAAGCGACTTGTGCCGCATCGATGCAGGATTGTATCGTTTCGTCTTCAGCAGTAAAAGAAGCTTCGATACGCAGTTGCTTTTTGCCTTTTTCTAAAGTAAGAAGCGGTACTGTCGCCGTGGTTTCTGTATAAGAATGAGTTACCATAAGATTGTTTATTTATCTAACTTGAAATACCCTGCTTCTTCCAACTCTTTTGCCTGTAATTCAGGTAAAGAAGCCGATTCACCAACATTATAACCCAAATTATACTTCCCAGTTGGAGAAACGATAAATTTACCTTTCAAGGTTTTTGCAGATGCTTTTGGAGTAGTTGCTTTTGGAGCAATTGCTTCTTCATACTCTTTTTTAGCAGCATTGTAATCCGCAGTTATGGACACAATATCTGCATCCAGTGTTGTTTCCGTAATCGCATTAAAAGCCGTTTCAGCAGCTTCGAATTTTGATTTTAATGCAGCCACTGCTTCAGCGGCTGCATTTTTATTTTTATCACTCATCTTTTTTTTAAGATTAAGCAGTTAACAAATCTTTAATTACAGTAAATGCTTTCGGTTGTTTTACCAAAACATCCAAAAATACATTTACAATAATTTCGATGTAACCTTCTTTTTTTCTTGAGATATTATCTACGGTAATATCCATAAAACCCCATTGACCCACAATAAGTTGAGAGAAATCTCCAAAGATTGCAGCAGAACAAGTTCCCGAAGCCGAACCTTTCGTAAGGTTTGAAGGCACGTGGTTTGATGCTGTAAAAGGATAGCCGTTTACAGATCCATCAGGAGCCATTAAATAAGTTGGAAATCCTGATTCCATTGCAGTGGTTTTTAATTTTCCACGTACTTTAGGATTTGACAAATACTGCAATTTAGCACTGTTTGCATTTTCAACAAAAACAGCCGTTTCCATTGCCACAATATTTGGATAGCTTGGAGCCAAACCATTTGTTCCACCTGCTACGGAATTCGTTCCAGAAGCATTCAAAATACCCATTGGTTGCCCTGTTCCCGATCCGTTTATTGCAGCCAAATCGATAGCGTTTGCTACGATGGTACGAATTTCAGCCATTGTATAAGCTTCCATATCTGTTGACGATTGCATAATATTTTGCAAGGAAATAGGCACCGCCACGGCTAAACGAATCGGTTTCATCGTTTTGCTTGTATAGGCGTTTTTCGTTGGATCAACAGTATCAACTTCACCTTCCCAGGTTGCTGCAATTCCACCAGAATTTACAGGAAATTTCAAATCACCTTGCAATCCAGTTAAGAAAATTGCACCTAATTTTTCGACTACTGGTTGTGGACGTAAAGCATCGATTACTGGCTGTAATTCCGTATCAACTAAAGCCGCACCATAAGCACCTGAATCCTCCGTAACTGTTTGCCCATCGGCACGAGTTTCGATTTCAACACTTCGAGTATCGAACAAAGGCACTGCGATTCCTGAAATAGGAATTCCTGAACGCTTTGCTAATTCGACTGTTCTATTGTGTACTTCTAATTCTGCCCCTTCCAAAACTCCGTTTGCCATTTGCGAACGAATTGCTCTGTTTAAAGAGAATACTTTTTTAGGAGCATTTCTTTTAGCAGGTACTTCAGGTTTGAAATCGGTGTTTTGTGACCCTTCAACAGAACGAAGATTAGTTTCGTATGCTTCAGCATCGATAACTTTTGTTCCTAAATCTTCGATTTCGGTTTGCAACGAACGGAAAGTTGTAGTTTCGGTTTCGTTTAATTCTCTTTTTTCGGCTTTTGCAGCTTCAACGAGCGTTCTTTGAGCTGCAATCTTTTGAGCTCGTTCTTGTTTTAATTCAGCAGATTTTTTCATTTGCTATTCTAAATTTGAGTTAATAATTAATTGAGCGTCAAAAGCGTTGAGCTCTTTATTTTTGTCTGTTCGCACCTCGACTTCGCTCGATGTGACAGGGATTTCTTTTATGATTAAACTTCGAATTTCTTCGATGGTTTGAGATTCTCTTTTTAACGCTTCAGGATTTGAACCGATTGGCACGATGGACCATTCTAGCAATTCCTGTTCATCAAAATAAATCACGTCACGATCTTCGCCTAGTTTTTCATCGCCCCAATGTCCTTTTTTTGGATTGGCTCCGATAGATGCCATTCTTAAAGTTCCGGCTTGTATTTTTTGAAAAACCTTTTCGGCAACAGGATTGATTTCGGCAGATTCGAAACGAACGATTGCCACCAACTGATTGTCTTCAATTCGAACGGTTGACGTTCCGATTACCATATCGGGATTATCGGAATAGGATTTGTGAGCGTAAAACACCACTGGATTATTTTCGTATCGTTTTAAATCCCAACCCGAAATTTTAAAAACGGTTCCATACGTATCCGGTGCTTCGGTTGAAATCACAAATTCGGCCTCCCGATTTTCTTTGTTTTTATCGGATAAAGCACGGACAACCGCTTCACGGATTACGGGTTTATTTAGTTGAATTTCCATCTTTGGTATTTTTTAACGTATTTTGTATATTGGCATTAAGCTGTGATTCTGTAAAAGTGTTTACAGGAGTTAAGAATTCATTTAAGAATTCAGGCCCATCATTATCATCTTCTAACTGACGAACTTCTTGCCTGTTTTTCCAACCCGCATTAATAGCTTTTGAATAATATTCTCCACGGGATTTTATATCGGAACGAAGCAATACATTCATATTTCCACGCACGTAATAACCCGCCAAACGTTCTTTGGCAGTGAATAGCTTCATTCCAAATTCCTGTTCGATATTCGTGATGTATGGTTGAATGGTATCGGAAACGTGGTCTAGTGACTGTTGTTCGATATTGTTGTTTGTGGATTGCGTTAAGGATTTTATTTTGTGCGGTGCAATATTGAAGATACGGGCGATTTCTTCGACTGTGAATTTTGCCGTTTCGATAATTTGCAATTCCTGTGGCGTGATGGCGATTCCCTTCCAGGACATTCCTTCGTCTAAAACCGTTACACGTGTAGGATCCTTTTGAGAGAAAGCCGATTTTACAGCAGCAATAATTTGACCTTTATCTTTTATTACTTTTTCGGTTTCGATAACACCTTGACGAACGCCTTTGTTTTCGAAATTGGTTGCAGAAAAGGTTTGTACTTCGACTGCTAATCCTAATTGCTGTGCTCCGTAAGTTATTGGTCCGATACCTACGATTCCATCGTGTGTGAAATGTTTCCAGTGGATTACTTCAGAAGCCAAAAGCGGTTCGTTTAATCCTTGAATATCATAAACGAGTTCGCCATTTTTTAAGCGAATGTTTGTCACTTTATCCCAATTGATAAAAATGGTTTCGATTGGGTTTCCTTGACTATCGAAAATGATTTTAGCCAAAGCATTTCCACGCAAAAGCAATGATATTGCCATTGTTTTACGAAAAATGAACGTTGTCATTAACGAGTTTGGAGAAAAAGCGATTAAGCTGTGTGCTGGATGCTGTGGGCGTGATTCTCTATTGCTTCCTACTTTCTGATTGACAGAAAAAGGGATTTTTGCAATATCATTCGAGATTTGCTCGACTGCGTTGTAAACTGCTGTTAGGGTTAGCGATTTTTTGTAGTTCATTCCGGAAGCCACACCACCACCTAACGAGAAAATGCCGTTTCCGAATGCTCCAAAATAGGAACGGTCGGAAGCGGCACTTCTTTTTTGTGACGTGAACATTTCGCTAAAAGCACCGTTTAAACTCATTTTACCCTTAATTATTGGGTAAAAGTATTTTAAGGACGAGGCTTAAATGGTTACATTATGTAACTTTATGAGTTAGCCACAGATTTAACAGATTTAACAGATTGGCACGGATTTTTTTTAACCGCAAATTTCACAAATTAGCGCAAATTATTTTTTTTTAATTTTTTTTCTGTTTTCTCAATCCATTTCCAAACATCATCTATATCACAGGTTTTTAGTTCTACGTGAGAATGCTTTTTTTCGTATTTACTAATATTTTTATAAAACTCATTTAAAAATTCTCGAGCAGTTATAGTTTCTAAAGCATCAGCTTCGTTTTTATTCTCTTTTAGCATCATTGCTGAAAAATAATTTTCTATCTCTTTTTCAGAAATTCCTTCGCCATCACCAAAACACCTAAGACTAATTTTAACTTCTAGTTTAGCATCACTATAAAAATCAGGCTGAATACCTTCGGGATCAACTATTTTTTTTGATGGTGTTTTTTGTATTTCAAATGTTTCTATTGTGAATTTTTCTTCCATAATTTTTTTATAAAATTAATATTTTAAAATTTATAATACCATTCATCTTTTATTTTTTCGAAGGTGTATTTTAATTTTCCAACTGAAACGGTTACGGTTACAGGTTGATAAGTTTTTGGTTTTGGCAGCAAACGGATTGCTTTTGCGAGGTTTTCGGCTTTTAGGGTTTCTTGCATATTGTTTTTTTTTTGCCACAGATGGCACGGATTAAACGGATTTTTTATTTTTAAAAGGAACTTCAAACGCAATTACTATAAAAGGTAGTAAAATTGAAAAATTATGATGATCAACATACTTTTCATAATCTATTGCAAATCCAAAATGCCAAAAAAAGTATTGAATATAAATCTTGATTTTTCCTATATTATATGATTTTTCTTTTTTCATAATTTTTATTTTATTTCAGATTTTGGCAATTCAAATTTTTTTACTTTTTTCAGTTCATCAAAAGCAGTTTTACTTTCTTGAAAAACTTTAACTGCATTTCCTAGTTTTCTTCCTAATTCCTGTACAGAAGTACCAAATTTTCTTCCAATTTCGGCAATTGCTGCGACTTCTTCTTTTGTTAAATTTTTAGTTTTCATTTTATTTCAGATTTAATGTAAAAATATCCTGTTGCCAATTCGATGGCAATCAACAAAACCACGAGTGTGTAACGGACGGGATTTTGTTCGAAAAATTCGAGTTCTAAAAGTGAACTGGTTACAAATGCGATTAAAAAAGTGGCTAGGATTATTATTAGTGTTTTCATTTTTTGTTATTGTAATAATTAGTTGTTCTTTTGAATGATGCGTGATCGGAATATCGATACTTGCCAAATAAATGGTGATACCTTTCGTTTACTTCATTAAAAGCTTCGTTGTTGGTTTTGGCTGTTTTTAATTTTTTGAAATATTCATCGTAAAAACCTTTTGTTGTTGACAACTCTCGCATTTCAAGGTTTTCTTTTTCGAGTTTGGCGATGTAAATTCGTAAGGCATTTTCTTCGGCTTGATTCATATCTGTTTGGTTTGTTAGTTAACAAGTGAATTCGGCATCGGGGCGATTATAGTAGGATTCGTTTGTTTCTTCGGGTGTTGACATAGAGCCACCTAGGGCATTGATTAAAGCGATGATTCCATCGACACGGCGGCCGTTTGCTCCGGAACGCCCTTTGTGGACTTTTATATTTTCGTTAGCATCTGTATAAATCACACAGGATGCCAGCATCCAAGCCACGGCGGGATTTCCATCGTGTTTGATTTTGCCTGAATAAATCAGTTTTTCTAATTCTTTTGTTGGTGCTGAAATTGTTCCGATTGCCTGCGAAAACTCGGAAACATTTAAGCCCGATTCTTGCAAACCTTGAATTAATTGCGTGGCATTGTATCTATCATACTCTAAACGTATGACTTTATGCATATGGTATGTACGGTTGATCGTTTCTTCGATTACATCATAATCAATTACGTTCCCAGGCGTTGCTATGATATACCCCATATCTGCCCAATATTGATAGGGTACACGGTCTTCTTTGGAGCGTTTTTCGATGGTGTCTTTAGGGCAAAAAAGATAGAATTTTGCGTAACGGTCGCCTAATTCATCGGGTTCTGAAAGTATGACATAAGCGCTTAAATCGGTTGTTGTGGAAAGGTCCAATCCGGCATAAGATCCGTTATCGATAAATTTTTCAAACGGAATTGTATCAACTTTTCCTTTCATCCAAATTTCGTTATAGATCCAGTCGAATTCTTGATCGACCCACATATTTAGATTTTTGGTTTTGAAGTTTCGAATTTTAGATGGCTGATTTAATGCTTTTACAAATTCTTTTTCAATTGCATCGATTTCCAAACCTTGATTTAACAACGGATTAGCTTTGCACCATAATTCTTTGTTTTCCCAGGATTGTTCTGTTTTTAAATCTTCCTGATCTATATCGTGAATCATTATCCAAAGGGAATTATCGATATTTCGACCTTCCAAAACTTCGATTACCGATTCTTCATAACGCTTGCAAGCCGATTGCACATTGGCACCCGCAGTTGTGATGTGATAAATCAGGGCTTGTGTTCGCTGCACGGTGGATGATTCGAGGTTTTCTTTTACAGTGTCGTCTTTATGGGCGTGGTATTCGTCTATAATTCCGATATGGCAGTTGATTCCATCTTGTGTTTTGGAATCACCTCCCAAAGCTCGCATTTTTGAATTGGTAGGACGAAAACCGATAATTCTTTGCATTGCATAGAATCCCATTTTTTTCAAAGCAGGATTCGCCACCGGACTTTCTATAAACATTTTCGCCTGTTCCCAGCATAAACGGGCTTGTTCTTCTTTAGTTGCTCCTACATAGATTTCGGCTTCCATTTCGAGATCGATACTCATTCCGATTAAACAAACGCCTGCCATTTCTGCGGTTTTTCCGTTTTTTTTGGCTCGTTTGTCGTAAACGGTATTGATACGGCGAAATCCGTTTTTGGCATTCATCCAGCCAAAGACATTGTACAGTGTAAATTGCTGAAACGGTGCCAACTCAAAGGGTTTTCCTGCCAATTTTCCTTTGGTGTGATTCAGGAATGTTGGGAAGAAATGTATGGCTTGCATTCCTTTTTGATGGTCGAGATAAAACCCGTCCTGTTCTGCGGTTTCTATCCAACCATAAAAACGCTCCACGGCTTGCTTGATGCGTTTTCCGACAACGATTTTACCGGAACGCACATCGGATGCGTATTGGAAAGGGATGGATGAAAGTTGTTGAGGAGTTGGGTTCATTTAGAGTGATATTGATTGTAACGGTGACTGTATTTTGCTAATCAGGTTGTGCGAAATGTGAGTATAGACCATTGTGGTTTTTACGTTATTATGACCAGCTAATTTTTGGATTAGATTTATATCTGTGCCATTTTCGACCATGTGCGTAAAGCAGTTGTGACGCATTAAATGGGTGTAAACTCGCTTATTTATTCCTGCTTTTTCTGCCAATTGCTTCATTACCTGATTTACGCTTGTGGATGAATATTGATCTAAAAACTGTCCTGACAAAATATAAGTTTTGGTTTTGTATTCAGACCAATATTTTTCCAATAACGGAATTAAAGAAGCATCGAGCATCACCTGACGGTCTTTTTTCCCTTTACCGGCTATAATGTTGATTATCATTCGGGATCTATCGAGGTGGGACCATTTTAAATTTATTAGCTCCGAAACTCTTAAACCGCAAGAATAAAGCAAAGCCAAAATCACTTTGTGTTTTAGGTTTTCGCAAACACTAAACATCTTCTGAACTTCTTCCTGACTTAATACGATTGGCAGTTTCTTTTCGCTTTTTGGATATGGTATTTTCTGAATTTTAGCAGGCATTCCAACAGTAATTTTATAGAATGAATTCAAAGCACAAAGCCTGTGTTTTCTTGAATTAATTGTAACCGCTTCTAAAAGCCAAAGTTTAATTTTCTCATTATCGATTGACTTTGGTTCAACTTCATTTCCGAATTTATTCAGAAATACCCAAACTTGTGATTTGTAGTTTTTTCGAGTTGCTTCTGATTCATAAACAAGTTGAATGTCTATCGAATACTTATCGTACCATTTTCGAATATCCATAGTGTGAAGTGTTAAGTTTGTTAGTGTTTTATAGTGTGAAATACATATAGTAGTTATAGGCAAGACTACGATTGTGATCCAAAGACGACTATCATACTGTCTTTTGTGCCTGATTGTGTTTTTCCTTTGTCGTTTAATGGTAAATAGAAATTTCCGTTTTTATCTAATTTCCCAAACTTAATTCTGCCTTTTAAGAACTCAATTTCACTTGCATTTGGTTTGATCCATTCGTGAAATAATTTTGTACTTGTAGATACAGGAATAAGAAAAACAGAAACTTTTCCTTTTTTCATTTCCTCAACTGCTTTTTTTACAAATTGCTCTTTTAGTTTTTGGCTATAAGGAGGATTTACAAAGTTTGATTTTCCCCATTCAATTTTTAATCCATCGTTTACAATTTCTTTTTCGTTGTAAGGACAAGGATCAAAATCGAAATTAAATCGTTTGTTCAATTCCTCATACAATTCTGGAGGAGTTGCGTAATTATCATCATTGTTAATGTGTATTTTTTTCATAAGAATATTTATTTAAAATTGCCGTCCTGCCTATAACAGCGTATAAGCAAGATACGCTACAACTTTTCTACTTTTATTCAACTTTTTCAGTGGCGTACCTCGCTTATACGCAACCGTTACTGGCTATGTTACCTACTAAGTTCGTTTAGTGCTGAAATCATATTTTCAAAAGCCTTGTCGAACTCTTTTTTAGGTATTTCTTTACCTAAAGAATGTACATATCCATAATCTTCTTTTCGTGTGGTAATATTTCCGTCTTTATCGGTTTGGAACGAATAACCTTTATAATGGCAAGCAACTCCGTTTCCTCTAGTATCATAAACATCATCAGGTTTTATTTCGGTTATTTTTGTATATAACCACCAGTAGTCAGAAGGCTTTTCTGGACAACTATAATTATTTTTATTTTTAAAGCATTTTCCTTCTAATTTTTTAAATTCAGGATAATGCTCTTCAATCATTGCTTTTTCTTCGGCTTTTGCAATAGCTTTCAATTGTTTTTGCAATTCTTCTTTTGATAATAAATTTTCCATTTTGTTTAGTGTTAAAAACACAGCCAGTAACATATGCTACACAATAGCTGGGTTTCGGGTTAAATTTAAAGTTTGTTTTGCACATTTGTAATCTGTCATTATCCGAAGTCTGGGTGTGTGCTTTTCCCATCCATCGTGTAGCATCCGCCGTTAGTGATAATGCTAACCAAAAACAACCTTATCGTAATAAGACAATTTCCAAATAACACTTTCGCTTCTACTTACAATTTCATCGGCAGCATCAATTATGTGTTGGTTATTACCTTTTGCCATTTCAATAAATGTTTCTTTGTCAACAACATCGTAAGTATAAATTGGCTCAATTCCAGAAGCCATTTCAAATTCTCTGCACCAATTTTGTTCTTCTTCTGAAAGTGTATATTTTTCAAAAAGAAATTGAAAATCCTTAGAAGCACTATCACTAACACACGATTGTAGCAAGCTGGCATCTGTCTTTAACTTTTTCATTGTTTTGTATTTTTAAAATTAGTTATTAATTTAATTATCAGGCTTATTTTTCCAGCCTGCGACAATCGCCGTCCGTTATGCACAAGCACTACCTACGTACTCCGAAATCAGATTTTCGTAATTTACACATCCTGCCATCTGTTATGTGATGAAATACAATTCCTTCAATATCATTTTCGGGATTAGATAAATATTCTTTTAAATATTCAAAAGAATCATCTTCTAAACTTAATCTATATTCTCCGTGTCTAATCAAAGCGTGTCTGTTTATTTTTTCTGGATTACCTTGTATTTTTTCGCCACAAAGCTCATAAGTTCCGTCAAACCATTTTTCGTGTTTATCGTATGCTTCAAAGAAATATTTGTCTTCTTTTTTAATCCTATCACATTTCAACCAATGTGGATGATGTCCTGTAATTAAATCAGCTTCTTGACAAGCAATTGCACCATCAGGAATTTGACGTCCTTTTTTAACATCATATCTTTTGTAAACTTCTCCGTTAATAATTGCAACAGAAGTTCCATCAAATTTTCTTGTCGGTATTCCTTCTTTAAAAACCCATTCGTTTTCTGGGTTAATTTCGTTAATTACTCGACCTAAATCATTAGGGTCTTTTTTAAATAATGTACTAATTTTTTTCATTTTGTTTGTGTTTGAATTTATCTTAATTACCCGTGCCAGCGCATAACAGCAGTTACAATATAAACGGGCATTTTGGTTTAATTTAATAATTGTTTTGTTTCAGTATTCATTCGGCAACTCGGAATGCAAACAGCTTGTTTTATCCCGTTCATCTTGTAGCTGCAAAATGTTATAAGTAACTTTCCGAGAGCCTAAACGAAACTAAAGTATAAATCCAAGTACTAGCATATTCGTGAGTTATTCCGTCTTTAAAAAAAACTTTATAAATGTCTGAATTCCCTTTTTGATTAAATCTACTATATTCTATTTTATCAATAGGCTTTTTTTCATTCTTATCTCCGTAGCGGGTAAAAGTTTTTGTAATATCAATACAGTCTATATTTCCACCATATTTAAAATATTCAGTTAATGAAATCTCTTTAAAAAAGCTACTTATAACAGTCGTTTGGCTCAATGTCGGTATTGAATATATTTTTGAGGGTGGAGAATATGGACTTGAAAAAGGATTTTGTATTCTAACTATGTCGGGTTACAGGTATTGCTTGTAACGTTCCCTAGCTAAGCGATGTGGCGGACGATTCAAGACCCAAGCCTAACAAAAATACACTAATTATTAAATTTTTTGTATATTTACCTTAAAAATGAAATTTACTATT